GGATACGCTGCCGCCCTCGGTCCATCCGGTTGCTTGATGCCCGATCCCGGACCCAGACGCGTCAAGAGTCCTGTTTTCGAATGTTTCATTTTCCAGCTCTGGGCCATCGATTGAGAGCACTTGCCCGATTGTGGTGTAGGACGCCGAAATAGAAAGCTGTATTGCGGTGCCCTTGCAAACTGAAATCGCCATGATCGTTCCCCCTGTAGTTAAGCTGGCACCCACTGAATCGAGGCGTCAACCGTTACAACGTGTAGCCCGATATCCGAGCCGTCAGATGGAGGCTCGTAATCTTCTGCCTCACCGTTTAGCAAGACGGCTGACACTGTCTCGCCGCCTGCTGTGCCTGTGTAATCCTTGATGAAATCACGCACGATGATTGCCAGGTCTTGCGCCGATCCGTAGCGGGTCGCCTTGCAATCAATATCGAAATCCATGAAACGAGTTGACCCAGTGACGCCGGTCAACGTCTTGTTTTCCTCGGTGCTCATTTTGTGCAAAACGATAAACGGCGGTGACGCGTTTTGTGGTGCTCGCTGACTATACACACCAGCCGCCCCGACAACATTCGTTATCGATGACTGAGCAAGCAAAAGTGTGCGTAATCCTTTTTGCATTATTTTGTTACCTTGCCCACCTTGGCAGCGGCCTTTTGCTTTTCCTTTTCAATGCCCTGCAGGATGCGTGTCTTCATAGCAGACACGACTTGAGTCTTGACCGAGGCATATGCCGACTGCACCAAGCTCTTTTTGTCTGGCATGCGTCCCGTTCTGCGCCCGGTGGTGTATTGTCGCCGCGTATCCGATCCAAGTAAAAACCAGTGAATGTTTTGGCGGCTTATTCCGACTCCAGGCCGAGAGCTGCCCGCCCTTGCCTCAGCCTTTTCCATGTGCCTCTCCCTCGCTTTTGTTTTCTTGCCCACGCCTGCGCCAGCCCTCGCGCCAGCAATTCCTTTTTTGCTTTTCCTGGCCGTGTCAAACCTCCACCCGATAGCCGCCCGGGCCATTTTGTACCGACTCGGCACCCGCTGCTTGATTGCCTTTGACATAATCGGCCCGGCCTTACGCAGCCCGGCGTATACGACTCGTTTTTGCACGGCGCCGGTTAACCTCGATAGTGTTTTGTCCAGCTCCTTGTCCCCGGTGATCATCACAGCCTTGGCCATCAGACTACCTCTTTACACTGTATCTGCACCTCAGCGCGAGCGTCGTCCACATCGACCGCGGAAACAATCTGTAAAATCCTCGAGCCCAACTTCACCCGCATCCGCGGAGTGATTAAAGCTGTGACGGAATCCCGCAGCACCGAGAGCATATGCGATACCTCGGCCTCGACCTTGTCCACTTTCCAAAACTCACGGCCGCCCTTGGTCTGGACGCTGGCAAATCTGACAGCGTAGGACGACCAGCCGCCCGATACGGTCAAGTCTGTCTCGCCGTAGTCGTTAGCGGCGGCACTGGCGTCTGGTTGCTCAATCGTGATTTTTCGATCACGTTGCTGGGCGGGAGTTAGGGGCTGTACCATCAGCTGTAAGCCCCCGCGCAATACGGGCCGAGCAAATCATCGATAGGCGCCTTCAGCTCGCTCATACGGCCTTCAAAGATTCCCTGTGCCGCGAGCTTTACCGCGCTTTTGATTGTCTCGGGCACGTTGGCCGCCAGTGCCCCAAATCCCGCCACATATCGGATTGTCACCGGATAATCACGGGCGTGAAGGTTGGGCAGCGTGCTGGCGTCTGGGTCAAGCTCGAGCGTGCCTGTGGTATAAGTTGGCGCCGTTAGCAGGTATTCCGACGAGGCCAGCGTCTGCTCTGCGGCGTCTGTGTCCCAGTATTTGACGCTGGTTATACTGCCGACGGGATAGACCTGTAGACGATACGGCACACCAGATGAAAACCACCCCGAGTGCCGCTCGTCATAGGTCGTGTTGTTTAGTTGTAGCCGCGCGTCAGCCCGGCCCTGGACGTATTCAATCGCCGTCGTCAGATACAGAGGCAATATATTGGCATCAAAGTCCGTCCCTAATTCGCGCAGGTGCTCTTTTAGCTCTGCGAGTGTTACCGCCTCGACGCTTGGCGCTGTGACTAATTCTAGCTTCATCGTCATCAACTTTCGTTTGGCTGTCGTCCTCGACGATTTGGCAGATACCGCGACGGATCATAAGCCTAGCTTGTCCGTCAGGCGGTGAAATCACGCGCCCTTCGCGGTATCTGCGCCAATCTCTCAAAAGTCGGATGTGCATGCTGTCAAACCCTCAAAGTGTTCGCGTATCCCTGGTCGCCGGGGACGTCGCTTTCTGGGCCAATGTTGGGCCGAGACAAGACGCATTCGGCAAACAAAAAGCCGCCGGCCGATCCGTTGCCATTTGTTGCAGTTAGGTCGAGAAAACGTTTCCGCTTTCTCAGGTCGATCTGAAAAGTGAAATACTTATTGTCGTCGTCGGCCGCAGGCAATGCGGATGTAGAGCCAGTGACGTCGGTGCTTGTGCCGTAGATCAGGCCTGTGACGTTAGCGTGCCCCGATCCAGTTGTATCCGACTCGGTAACCGCGAGAGCCGTCATGGCGATATCGTTGGCGCCCATATAACACTTGATTTCTGCATAGTCCCAACCCTTGGTGTCGACTTCTGCGGTTGTCCAACTCGCATCGTCAACGATTGCCTGCGGCGGCACGATATTTACGCTTTTTGTTCTCTGAGCATGTATCATGTTTTTCTTCCTGTGAAAGGTTTGACACGGAACCAAGAAAAAAAGGGCAGCCCACACGTGCAGGCTGCCCGCGGCAGCCTTAGGAGCCAGGAGTTGCCAAAACCAAGATTGAGCCAGCCACCGAGGCGGTGCCGCGCTCGTGCACATTGATGTCGAAGCGTTGCGTGCCCTTAATCCCGATTTGATCGTTTTCGAAATACCTGTGCTCGGACGTCATTACGGAAATACCGCGGCGGTTGCCAAGCATTGCCGACATAGACAGGTCACCGAAACACAAGATGTTGGTGGATGTCTGCGCGGTCAGCGTCGAGTTGAGCACCTGCGTATAACGCACTGGGTAACCCAAAAAGACACGCTCTGGCCCACTGCCCAGATCCTGGATAGTGTTGCCGCCTGCGGCATCGAGCAGCCGGGCCATCGAGGCCCAGTATCCCGCTTTACTCACGTACCAAGCAGCGTTGCCTTCCGCGTATGCGGGCAACTGCCCGACCATGCCCTCGAAGTCTGCGAGGTCAAGAGTCGAAAAAGCAGTATTGCCCGTTGCGGCCGTATAGATCGAGCCCGCCGCCACAGCGTTGAGCACACCCACAATTCCGCCATATGTGCTTGTGCCGTCACCGTTGAAGCCGCATTCGTCTTCTTTGTTCGAGAAGGCGTAGGCAATCTCGCGGGTCAGCACGTCACCGATAGACACGACGCTGTCCTCGCTCATTTCAGTCGAGTACAGCGAGAGACAGTGCAGCTTTTTGGCGACGAGCTGCACGTTGTCCCAGTTTGCGTCGGACTCTGTCAACGCTTCGTTGTCGCCGGAAAAATAAGCGGTAACACCGCTGACGCGCCGGGGCTGCGTCTTTGTGTCGCTTGCCATCGGCACAAGGTTTGCCGCCGAGCGAAATACTCCGTATTCCTCTTTCAGGTCGATAATGGCCTGCTCCATTTCGTCGGGGACCAAATAGCCACCGAGTGTGTTATCACTGGTAGACAACGCACCGTGGAAACGGACATCGAGACCATTATCAGCACACCAAGCCGCGGCGGACGGATTTTTGCCAACCGTTGCCAGTAAAAATTGACCGGCGATATAGGCTTTTCGCTCGCCGTGATCACCTCGGTACGCGTGGAGCTTGGAATGACGAAACTGATTTTTTACAGGCACGTTGATACGGCTTGAAAGCGGCAATTCGTCGGCCTGCGCGTCGCCTGTCAATTCAACGTTGAGCGGATGGCTGGCGGGTTTCAGCGATTCGGCCCGCAGTGAAGACAAACGGGACTGCTCGGTTTCCAGCTTTTCTGCGTGCTCCAACTCGTTGCGGGCCTGTGTTACCTCGCCAGAGTCGGCATCCATGATCGCTGAAAATCTCTGTTGTTCCGCGGCGGTTAGCTCGCGATCTTCAGCTTTTGCCACGTTATTGAGTGACTCGGCCTCATCCAGTAAAAGTGCAATCTGTTCCTTCAGGCTCTGGGCTGTCTTCATTTTATCCCCTCGGTGATTGGTGCCGACGGAATAAAAAAACGGCGCTACCGTCGGCAGGTTTCTGCTAACAGTGGCGCCGTCGCTTGACTGCGGTTGGCTGTTGTCGTTTTGAGTCTGCCGCAGTCGCGTGACCGCAACAGGTCAAAAGGAATAGGTTGTCTCGGACTACTTTAGTGTTTTAGGCGGGCCGCGGTCAACATTAATTCCCGCGACCTGCTCGCCGCCATGTTTGGCCTCGGTCGCCTGCATAGCATATGCTCGGGCGTGTTTCGATATTTACCGTGCCGCACAGATGCCGCAACTGCCAGCTTTCGTGTGGTCTCATCGGCCAGGCCCACTGCAATTGCCTCGTCGGCCGTCAACCAACTCTCTAAGTCCATCATTAGGCTAACGTCGGCAATACTGGCGCCGCTTCGGTCAGCGTACACGCTGCCAATGTTGTCCTGCAACTTGTCGAGCACCGCCGCCATCTTTCGAAA